GAAACGGCCATGCCAGCAGTCAATGAAGATGTATTTGAAAGCCCAGTAATGATGGCACTGCCAGCAGTTCTGGTTCCAGAAATAGTGACATCAGGATAAGGCTGGTTGAAGTTGCCCGTCGTGTTGGTGACGGCATTTATCCCATTGGCCCCATTGATTCCTGGTGTCCCAGCAGGGCCAGTTTGGCCAGGCGGGCCTACGCCACTTGAAGGGCAGGAGGGCGTTTGTGCGCAGTTTCCGGGGTTGACAAGCATGGCGTAGAGTATCCATAGATTGCGCTATGCGTCAATCTTTCTTAGAGGTCGGGTATTTCAGAGCGTGTGTCTTGGGTGAACCTTGTAGTTCGGTGATTGAACACCACAGGAATGATTCCTGTTGGCCCATTACGCTGCTTGGCAATGTTGAGCTTCCCAAATAAAGACATCTTATCGTCATCAAGAATCTTGCGATGGAGCAAGGCTACGAAGTCGGCATCTTGCTCAATGTCGCCTGATTCCTTGAGGTCGGAAAGCCGTGGATAGCGGTCCTCTTTCTCCACATCTCGGCCCAGTTGAGCCAAGGCTAGAACGTGGATATTCAGTTCCTCTGCCAAGCAGGCCAATCCTTCGGATGCGGCAGAAACTTCCAACCTTTTGTCCTTGACGCCAGGGACTCGGATTTTTTGCAGGTAGTCAACAATAAACACCTTGATCCCAAAACGCTTCACCATCCGCCTAGCCGTAGCTGTAACCTGCGCCAAGGTTGCCCCACGGCGCTGCGCAATAGGCAGAGGCCAGTCTTTCATCTTGTCTGACGCCACAGCCAGCTTATCGTAGTCGCTGTTAGAAAGTCTCACGCTGTCGATTTTTTCCACATCAATATCAGTTTCCATTGCCAAAAGCCTTGACCACATAGCCTCTACAGTCATTTCTAGGGAAAAAATCCCGCACGGATCGCCTGCCGTGACCATATTGTAAGCAAACGTAAGCCCAATTGCCGATTTGCCTACATTGGTCCTTGCCCCCACAACGCTATACCCCTTGGGGCGGAATCCCTTGGTCATTCTGTCCATCTCAGGGAATCCCGTGGACGGACCTCTTAGTCCGTTGCCATTGGCGGCGTTAACTTCTTCCATAGCCCTGAACGTGCGGTTAAGCCCATCCACAGGCGTGATAATCGTGGAGCCAATGCTTTTATTCCCAACAGCCAAAATTCGTTGCTCACACTCAACAACCACGGAATCCGCCTCATGTTGCCGCTCCAAGCAATCGACAATGTTTTGTGCCGATGCCTGAGCCATGCGGCGCAGCACGGCTTTGCTCCTGACTGACTCGATATGGCTTGCCAGCGTGATAGACGGTATGACGCTTGCAGAAAGTTCGCCCAAGAAAGCCGCCCCACCCGCTGCGTCTGCAAGATGGCGATCTGCTAGGTAGCGGTAAACAGTAGTTGCGTCGATGGGCTTTCCGCTGTTTCGCATGTCCAACAGTGCGGAAAACAAAACCTGGTGGCACGGGTTAAAAAAATCTTCTCTGGTGAGCTTTTCAGCGGCATCGTCAATGCAATCTGCGGGGTTGGAAAGCATTGCCGCAAGCACATTGCGCTCGCACTCTGCGCTGTGGACAACAGGCAAATTGTCAAGCTTGACCACTTGAGAAAGCGTGCCCTTGCTTGTCTTAGTCATTTCATAGACTCCAACATTTTAATTTCTTCTTCCTGCGTTCGAGGCCGCTTAGTCGCTTCCGACATGGCTGCGGCCAAGTAATTGTCAAACTTGCTTTCACGAAAGATCGTTTGGGGGCAAAAATACTGCTCCATTTCCGTTCCGCGCCACAACCTCCATCTGTGTTCGAGCATCCACATCACGTTTTCCTCGGTAACTCCTGGCTCCTCCAGCCTTTTCCGTATGATCTTGTAATTAGATTCGACGTGCCGGAATGACTTGCCGCACAATGAGTTTATCTTATTCAAGATTCTTTTTGCAATCTCGTTAAGCCTTGCTGTCTTGCTCTTGGCCTTGGGCGCATCCTCAGAAGTCAAAACAAAAGCCCCATTGTCAAATAATGATTGCTCAATGGTGGGCTTGCGATCCTCCGGCTGAGATAAAGGCTCAAGCTTTGCCTCCTTGTTGTCTTGGTTTTTCTGCTGCACATTTCTCTTGGCCCACCTTGCCTCAGCGCCCTTTCTCCTCGAAAGGCGATACGCCAACTGCTTGTCACGCTCAATTTCCATTCGTTGGTTTTGAAGCAGGCCATTGATCTTTTCAAACTTGGCCATAACGGCAGACGGGATAGGGGTTGGCCGCTTAATAAGGGCCATGATTTCACCTTGGCTTGCTGGCAAGCCGTCCTTGCCCAAAAGCCACTGGTGGCAGAGCAGGCGGATATAGCAGCCAACCTCCTCATCTGACATTGCCGCCGTGCCCTCTAAGAAGTCTTGGGGGTAAAAGTCGAAATATTGCTTTCTCATTTGCCTTCAAGTGGCTCCTCTTGGAAACAAACATACACTTTGCCTTGCCCAGGGTTCGCCCAAACCTTTTTCCCAATCATGACATGGATCATCCCATCTCCGTCCGGCCAAAGCGCATCGGCAATTGCCTTTAGCAGGTTGTCAACATCAGGGCGGACTCGGCAGGGCGTATTGAGCATTTTCTTTTTTTTCTTATCCGACCAGCTTTGGGGCATTGGAATGAAAAAGGTGCAATCAAGACTGGTGGGGCATTGGCTAATTGGCTTAGGGCAAGACATGCGGACGACATCTTTGAACGTCCGGTAACGCAAAACGCATGGACGCGGATTCCAGATGTCTCGCCTTGTTTGCCGAGGGGCCGGAACAGGGTCGGCCATTACCCAAAATTGATGTGTCATTCGGCCTCCAGGCTTGGGGATTTTTGGGTTTCCGTAAAGGCGCCAATCAAACAATCTTCTAATGCTTGAGTCAGCACCTTTCCTTTAATGCCATGGCGCTGGGCGAGCATTTCCTTCAGTTTCCCCTGCGAAACTTCGCAACAGCGCACGAACTCTTCAGGCTCAAGCAACCCAAGACGGTCTATGTTTGCCCATACAATACCGGCATCGACATGCTTAATTTTGCCTCCCTTTTTCAGGCTGTAGCCTGGAATCACCGATGGCTGGGAATCAAAGTCAAAGCCAGTCCAGTCCCACTCGCCGCGCTCATTTTTATGGACGCCGGACGCAACAGCAATCGAATCAATGGCCAGTTTTTTGATGTCCCTAAAAACCTTTTCGGCAAATGCAATCTTGGGAAGCCACTGTGCGATTTGCTCTGGTGTTAAAGCATTGGGATGAGCTGGCAAGCTGGTGGTTGCTAGCAGCGCATGAGAAACACGCGCTTGGCAAGCACTGTTAGCACGGCAATAGTCGCACTGCGGAGAGCCGGGGATTCGCGGGGCATCTGGCCGCATGGCATTCTCAATGACCTGCAAAATGCTGGTTTCCGCCTGCTGCAGTGCAGCCCTGTCATAGCAGGCAACAGACACTGAAGGCTCTACCCTTGGCTGGATGATGGCAACATACACTTCGTCCACATCCACATTTTGCTTGAGTAGAACAGCCAGGGATCTCAACTGCCAGTTGCGTGACGCCTCCTCTGCCCCGCTGTAGCCTGTCTTGGCATCAATGATTAAGGCTCGGCGCCCGGAAACATAGATTCGGTCGGCCTTTCCAGAAAAGATACGCTCTGGGATTAGCCTGCCCTCTGTTGCTTCATACCAAAGACGAGACTCGCGTATTTCACGAGTCTCGTCACCAACAAAGCCCAGCCTTTGGCAAAGCTCCTCCGTGTGCTGAATAAGCTCGGCCAGCACCCAATCCTCGCCTTCACGAAGCCCCACATCTTGACCTTCGTAAGCGGCATGAATCCGTGTGCCAGAAGCCGCCTCATCACTTGTTGTGGGAGGCAGGTTCTTTTCGGCATGCCATGAGCCAGGGCACAAAACAATGCGCTCTATGCCGCTGGCACTTGGCAAGTTCAGGCGTTCACCCAAATTTTGGTTGTCAGGCATTGGCTTTATCCCCCGTATTCTGTGAGGCCAAAAAGCCATTGACCAAATTTTTCCAGTCATTCAAGATGGCTTCAGCAACTTTCGTGGACATGCTGGTAAGCGTAGCCACGCTTGGGAGCACGCCTTTCTTGCGCAGATACGATTCAAATGCCACTGGGTTGATGTCAGCTTCGGCCATAAAAATGAGCACCTGATCTTTGGCCGGCGGCTCTCCGCTAGCACTGCTAGTTGCCTGTTCTTCTGGCGCATTCGGCTCGGGCTGCGCTGGTGCTGGCTGGTCCTTTTTCTTGAACGGTGTGGCCGCGGCAACTTCAGCCATTTTAACGGGCGCAGGGAAAGCTTCTTCTAGCTTAATCTCGCCCTCTTTCAGTGCAGTGCCTATGCCAATGAGCGTGCCGAGCTTATCGCCATCAATATCTTCGATGGTTCTTGCGCCAACTGCAGCAAGAATGCGATCTTCGGTTGCCCCCATTTTTTTGAGGCGGTCAATGACTTTAGCGCGCTTGCTTGCCAAGGATGAGGCATCCCCAATGGCAACCTTGCGTGCCGCCTCGTAAACAGGCTTGATAAGGCTTAATGGGACCACCTTAAAGACAGCATCACGGAAGGCGATGGAAGCACAGGCATTGACGGCCAGCATGATGTCGTCCTCGTCAACTGTTTCACGGCCACGCTTTTTCAGGATACGGCGGCGTTTTTCGATGGTGATGAGCGTGTTGCGCTCTAAGTCATGGGCAACTGCCTGCACCACTACGTGCGGGTTGTCGCCGTGAGCCTGGACGTGGATTGGGCGCGCCCCGGCCCGGAGATTCCCGTAAGCCCAAACTGCGATTTCTGCCAAGCGAACGCTCGGTCCTTGAATTTCCTTGCCGCCACGCGGCAGCGTGTAGAAGCAGGATTCGGCTGTCTCCTCGTCAAGTGTAGCAAAAGTGAGCATGTCAGCTTTCACTTTAGAAAGCACACGAGGATACTTCTTTGCTGTAGCGATCTGGATGTCCGTATTGGCCCTTTCAATGGCCTCAACAGCACTGGGTTCAACAATTTCGGTATTGATGGCTTTTTCGGTATTCATTGGAGTTTATGGTTGATGGTTAACTGCGTTTGTTTTTGTGTGTAGAAATCAATGCGCGATGGCATGCGGATGCGTAGTCCATGCGCTTTTCGATAAGTGCTATCTTGAGACTGCGCTCTAGGGTTTGGAGGAATCCAATGACGACCTCTAGAAGCTTAATAGTCATCAGAATGATGTCTGCTTGAAGGCAGATGATGGCGGGACGAATCTTCATAAATCAGGCTCCTTCTTGGTGCCGTCCGGCTTCATCCGGGCTTTGGCCAATTCAGCCAACTGCTTGGCCTGGACTTGATTGAGCTTGGCCCAACTCATGCCACCAGCAATGCCTTTGAATAGGCGCTTGTGCGCCCTGGCCGCTGGGCTTACATACCTTGGGTCGGCTTTGATGCGAAGTTTGGATTGCTTGGACATATGATCAAGAAACGGCAATTTTTGCCTTGGATTTTTTGCTTGTTGCCAAGTTGCGACGAGTCAGCCATTCTTTGATGGCTCGGCAGATTAGCTGGCTCCTTGGCATGTCCTCAGATTCAGATGCATCTTGAAGTGCCTCCAGTAGGCTTACCCTAATGGAGAATGTGCTGGTGACGAATGGGTCGTCTTGTTTTGGGTTTTTCATAGGGCACCAATATAGTTGAAATGTTATTAGATGTCAACGCAAATTTCAAAAATCTTTATTGCCAAGATGTCATTTGGTGTTAATGTGTTGGGCATGAAGATGTTGCGCATTGCCTTTTGGCTGCTGGCCATAGTCACAGGGCGTATCTTGGCTCTTGCCGTAATGGGGATTGGACTTCTTCTGTTTGGAATTGTGTGTAGCCAACTTGTTAGCGTGGTGATTGGCCCCAACCAACGGACGATTGCAGGGGTGGCCCGAGACTACTAGGCGTCAGGATTTTGTCTTAGCACGTCCAAAAATCGGATTGCCTAGATGCTTCCTCAACGCGGCGGCAGGCCATGTCAAAGTATTCAGGATCGCGCTCAATCCCAGTGCCGGCAAGGCCCATTGACTGGCACGCAACTAAGGTGGTCCCCGTGCCCATAAACGGATCAATGATGGACTTGGCTTGTGGGACAAAGCCGAGGCACCACTTCATCAAGGCCAATGGCTTTTGTGTGGGGTGGCCCACCTTCTCGCTTTTAGGGCAACCGCAAGGACCAGACCAGTGCTTGGCGTTCATATCAATGTTGGTCCAGGCCAACTCTACGCTGGCAAAAGACTTTGCGGCGTTAGTTTTAACCCAAACTAGCCATCCTCTCGACCTTGGCAGCTCTAGATAGTTGCCCCCCCAGGCAATAGTTGGATAGTCATTAAGGAAAACCCACTTCGGCGGCGGAGCCAAATCCCATCCTTCTTCACCACGCATCCGTTTGGCTAGCTTGGCAATCGGTCTTGAGCCTACGATGTATTCCCCAATGCCATAAGGCGGGTCGGTCACCATAGCATCGAATTTGCCAAGTGTTGGCAGTATCTGAAGGCTATCCCCTAAGATAAGCCTTTGCCCTCCGATGCGCTCTTCTTTCAGAATTTTGTTTTGCATTGCTCGGCTATCAATGCTGCAAGGTCATTTAAGAGTTTTTGCGTAAGCTCAAGCAGGCAAGCCTGCAATTCTTTCGCAGAGACAACTTTAGTTGCTGTCACGGAGATGGGTGGAGCTTGATCCTCCAAAATTGCGATAGTGATGCTCAGTTTTTTCATTTGGCTTCTCTAATAGCATGGGGCTTTTTTGTTATGTGAACTACCCCCTGCTTACGCAGGGAGCTTCTCGCTTCATAGCAACCTTTGGTCGCTCCACGAGCGCAGTCTGTCGGTTCCCGGCAGACAAAATCTTGTAGCCTCTTTGGGCAATGATAATTGCGCCGTTGTAATCGGCGTTGAGGGTTGTTCCGCAAGCCTGGCAGACAAACTCGGCTTGGGACCGTCTATTTAAAGGGTTGGTGTGGTGGCAATGCGAGCACTCCTGGCTGGAATGAGCGGCGGATACGAGCACGAAATGCTTGCCGCAACGTGGGGCTTTGTAGGCCGCATACTGGCGAATAAGCCCCAGACCCCAACGCAGCAAGGAAGCATTGAGTCCGGCCTTTGCCGCTGCGCCATTGCGTTCGTAACCCTTGCCGTCTTCTTTGGGGCGGGGATCAGGGGCAGCGGTCATGTCGCTTAGGCGCAAATTCTCAAAGGCGATGGCTTTATGCGGGGTATGGCACAGCGCATAGGAAGCCTTGTGGGCAAAGTCTTGCCGGATGCGTCTTTGCTTGGCTTTGAGGCGGGCAATACGCTTTCGGGTCTTTTCTCTGCGGTGGGAACGCTTACGCTGCCGTGCCATTTTGCGCTGCAATCGCCTTGCCTTTTTCTCGCATTTGAAGTAGGAGCGGGTGGCTTCTGGCGTTGGGGCCATGACATTACCATCAGAAGTGGTAACACTGCGAACCACTCCCAAATCCACCCCCAAAACTTGGCTTTCGTTTTCGATGTGCGCGGGAAGTTTGGGAGCCTCAATTCCATCGTCATAACTAAACCCAGCGTGCCATCTTCCATCGGCTTCCACGCTGATGACAAGCATGTTGGGAGTCTCAAATTCCCGATGAGCTTTCCAGTGCACAAAACCTAAATCCTGCTTCCTTGAACCAATGCGCAGGCATCCGTCTTGGATCGTAAAAAGCTCTTTTGTGAGCACGAGGCTTTGCGTCCCGCCTCTGTTTTTTATAACTGGCGCACCACCCCCTTGGGACGCAGCCAGAACGGCTTTGGCGTAACGATAGCATCCGTTGCGAAAAATCTGCGAAGGGACTTCCTTCATCCAGGGATTGTTCTTACGGAAATGGGAATACGCCTGATTGAAGAGGCTGATGTTTTTCGGATCGGGGTCGGTCCAAGAGGGAGAAAGAATAGCACGGTTGCGCAGCCATGCCTCATAGCGATATTCGTCAATCTTCGCGTTATAGACGAAGCGTTGCGCGCCGAGCCATCGACGCAAAACACGTTCTTGCTCGGCATTGGGATAGAGGC